TATGAATGTAGAAGCGTTTTCATATCCAAAAGCTACAGAGTTTGCTAGACGTTTTTTATCTTGTCATAAAGCTATGATGGCAATAGATGAATCTACAACTATTAAAACCCCTACAGCAAATAGAACTAGAAATATTGTATCTTTAAAACCACTTGCTAAGTATAGAAGAATATTAACAGGTTCGCCAATTACAAATTCACCGTTAGATTTATTTAGTCAAGCAGCTTTTTTAGATAGCTATCTTTTAGGCTTTGATTCTTTCTGGGCATACAGAGCTCACTACTGTATTATGAAAACTATGAACTTAGGATCTAGGTCTGTTAGTGTACCGGTTGGTCCAAACAAAAGAAACATACCTGAACTAGAAGCAAAAATAAAAGTATTTAGTGAACGTGTTTTAAAAGACGACTGTTTAGATTTACCTAAAAAAACTTTCTTAACACGTAAAATAGATCTTACAGGTATACAAAGAAAACTTTATAATGAAATGAGAAAGTATGCGATATCAGAACTAGAAGGTAAAGTTTGTTCTACATCTACAGTTATGGTTCAGTTGTTAAGACTCCATCAAATATCTTGTGGCTATCATGCAACAGATGATGGTAAACCCCAACAGTTACCCTGCAATAGATTAACAGAGTTAATGGATATACTTTGGGAGATATCAGGTAAAGCAGTTATATGGTCTTACTATGTTGAAGACTGCAGAAGAATAATAGAAGAAATAAAAAAACACTTTGGAGAAAATTCTGTTGTAGATTATTACGGTGCAACAGCCACAGAAGACAGACAAAAAAATATTAAAAAGTTTCAAGAAGACCCTGAGTGTAGATTCTTTGTAGGTACAACAGGTACAGGTGGTTTTGGAATTACATTAACTGCGGCTAGTACAATGATTTATTATTCTAACGGTTATGATTTAGAAAAACGTTTACAATCAGAGGCACGTATTGATCGTATTGGCAACAGAAGTGATACTGCCCCAACAGTACCCAATAACACCCAATAGATCTTGTCTATCTTACCGCCCAAATCGTGAATACCTTCGTGCATATGTTTAACATCATTTTTTAATCCAGTAATATATCCGTAAATAGAGAGTAAATGTTCTCTAGTAGTTTTGGGTTTTAGTTTGTCTCCGTTTGGCATTATGCTAATTGATCCAATCCTCTATCTCTTAATTTGATAGCTTTTTCTTCGTCGGATAATAATGCGTTTTCTGTTCGCGTCAATCCTTCATTTAGTTGCGCTACTTGAGTGTTATTTATTATGGCCGGGTTTGGTCTTGCATCTGAAACTTGCACCGGTATTGGTGGTGTTAATAGTTCAGATGTTTGTTGTGTTTTTAATAAGTATTTATTTATATCTAAATCAAAATCTTTATTTAATCTAAGTTTTTGCATATCTCTTTCCATTCTATCAATCATTTTTTCCACCTGTCTAGAAAAAATATTTGGTATATTTTTATCTTTAGCTAATTCTTCTACACCTTCTATTTGTCCTTTTGTAATTAATATTGGATAAAATTTATTATTTTCTATATCTTCGTATAAAGGTATTTCTCGTCTTATTGCAAACATGTCTTCGATTTCTCTGTCTCTCATACCTAAAGTTTTAACTGCATCATACACTCTTCTAAGTTTACTCATGTCTTCATAAAAAGATTTATTAGCTTCAAAGTATTGTCTAATTAAAAGATTAGGATCGTTTATTGGGTCACCTGTTCTAAGATCCTCAAATATTTTTTTACCTTCATTTCTTTTCGATTCTAAAAAATCTGTAATCTTAAAATTTAAATTTTTTTCTATATCTAATGGTACTTTTCTAAAACCTATAAATCCTAATAATTCATCAGGCACTTCATAGTTTACACCTTTTTGTGATTTTTTTAAGATAGCATTAGTTAGTCTTCGTATCTGTGGTAATGATCCAGGTGATAATGTGTATGCAACATGTTCGGTAGATTTAGTCCACTTAGTTATTATACCATCGTCCGGATTCCAAACAGGGCTTCCATTATCTTTTATACCATTTCTAAGTAATATATCTGTAACCGCACCAAACCAAATAGATTCAGAGAAGAATGGTTCTAATACTTTACCTAAAGCTCTTGTTAAACCATTTGCAAAACCAACAATAAGTGGATCATCGTCATTAGCAGCTTTTGCTCTTTCAATATTTGATACAATAGTATTTACCGGCTGAATCATGGTATCGTAAAAGAAACCATGACTAAAATCTATATATTTGTATTTACCATTTTCATACACACCAATGATTGTATTATCTTCTGACCATACTGGAAGTATTTCTCTCATAGCTGTTATTTTATCTTTTGTTATGCCATACAATGCAGAGCCTGCAGTCATAGCTGCAAGAGGGAAGAATCCATAAGTTAAAGCTTGACCTGTTAATCTTTTCATACCAACAGCTTGTAATACAGGATCTTTCATTTCTTTAACAGCAAGCATAGTTGTATTACCCCCTGTTCTAAAAATTTCTGAAGGAAACGATGCAAAACTTCCAACAGGTGATCTTCTTATACCTTTTACAAAATCAGATACATACGCATAATTAGGAACTGTTTCTCTAACTATTTTAGCTGCTTGTTTCATAATTTCTAAATCAGTAGGCATTTTTTTAATTATACCTTGTTTAAGAGCTGACTTGTAAGCTTCTTTATATTTATATCCTTCTGCTAAAAAGTTTGTAATTCTAAATACGTCGTCTTCAGCTGTATATAAATCTTGTGCAACTCCATATAATTTTTTAAATTTTTTTGTTGTCGAGTTAACTAATTTATTAAAAAATACTTCAGCAGACTCATTACTTCTACCTGCTCTTGTTATATCTCCAAACAATCCTTCGATATCTCTAGCTATGACGTTTTGATTAGTTACACCTTCTTCTAATAAAAATTGGTATAATCCTTGATCTTGAGGCGTGTTTCTAAATCTAGGGTTTCCTGTTGCCCGGTACAATAACTGTGGTTGTGCAGACTTTACAGCTTGATAAAAAAACTCAGCTAATTTTTGTGGTGGTATTAAAATATTACCACTATGCACTGTAGTAAACACAGCAGAAAAAAAATTTCTTAAGTGTGTGAAAGGACCAAGAATAGTTTTACCAGCTTGAGAGATACCTTTAGGTATCAGCAACATAGCTCGGTACGGAAGTGATCTTGTTAATGCGCTACCTAAAATTTCATCTCCTTGTTTTATAGACTCTGCCCACGTTCTGCTTGTAAACAAACCATCTAAGGGTGATGAATATACTTGATCAGATAATCTAGTATTAAGTTTTAATGGTGCACGTATAATTTCTTGATAAGGTAAATTTTTTAAAGCTTCGTTATATGACTTATAAAACAAAGGTCTTCCACCTTCTTTTAATAATCTATCACTATCGTTTAATAACTGTGTGTAAAATTTATCTCTTGATACTATATCAGCAAGATCAGTCATTACATTATAGATTGTGTTCTTTGCGTTTTTATATTTACCAAATAAAGTATTAAAAGCTGCAAGATCAGATTTAGTTTGTATTAAACCACCTGTTTTATCTGCTTTAAATTTACCCCCACCAGTTACATTCTCACTCATGCTTTTTATTTGCACAGCGGAGTCATCTAAAATATTAGCTGTGCCAATAGGAAAACTTGGTGTTTTAGTTACCGGGTCTTTAGTTACACGTTTAAGTATATTGTTAACAACAATCATAGCGTCGTCTATAGAAAAACCTGTTTCACCATTGTTAAGGTGATACCTTTGTATAATTTTAGCTACGTCTTCTTTAGCTGCTAGTGTAGGTTTAAATCCATCAAACAATCCCATATTCATGTCAAAGATTTTATAGTCAGCACCCAGGTTATATTTAACTCTATTGTTGAGTATTGTATTTAATTCTTCTGTAGCAACTTTAACATTTTTACCTTGTGCAATTGTATTTTTAAGAGCAGCAGCCACTGTTCTAAAATCAACACCATTAGTAATTAATTCATCAATACTTTCTTTATTAACTCCTAATTCATCCATAGATTTTCTAAAAGCTTTTATTGATTTGTCAGAGAAACCTTTAAATAGTATTCTACCTTTACTAACTACATCATCAGTTGCTAATAAAAAATTAGAAAACAACTCTGATAGTTGACCAGGGTTTTGTATAGCCTCCGATGCTTTGGTACTGTTTCTAGAAATCTTTTTTAATGCGTCATCAAAACTTTTAGCTGCATCATCAGCTGTAATTTTAATTGCACTTTTTTTACCTTCTAATCTTTGTATACCGTCAAACAGTTCTTGAGCTTTGTCACTTCTAGATCTAAATGGCTTACCTACATATTTATCAACCCATCTTTCTATTTGTGAATTACTAAATGCAAGATCTTTACCTTTTGTTGCAAGTAGTTTAGCAGTCCGTGCTGTGCCATAAACAAATGGTACAATAGGAAAAGCTAACTCTGCACTAAATTTAAATTTATTATTTAATTGTCTAAATGCATCTTCGTTAGCAGATTCTTTTTGTTCTCTATCTAAACCTGTGCCTATAAAATCTAAAGCGTTAATATCTCCAAACGTACCTATGTCTTCTGCTTTCATAACAATGGCCCCACCACCAAAACCACCACCAATAGATACAGCTGCAAATTTATCAAAACGATTTGGTTTATTTATTTGTTTAGCTTTAGTAGCAGCTTTTGTTACAGCGGTTGCAGTGTCATCTAGTTTACCGTATCGGTTTGTCTTAACTGCTTTGACTAATTTTGGTGCTAGCTCTCTCGCTTTTCTGCTTGCATATTGAATACCTGGTCCTAATACTTTTGTACCAACTTTAGCTGCATTAAATATTTGTAAGAACGCTTCTGTTAAATGACCTGCAGCTGTAGCCCTTGCGTCTTCTTCTGCTTGGTTTTCTATTATACCAAAAATAGTTTTATCGAATGCTCTGTTAAATCTTTCTGTTACACTTTCATCAACATCTAAACCATCACCTGTAGCTGCATCGTAAACTAATGTTGCAAAATTAATTATACCTTTAGGAAATTTTATACCTGCACTAACTGCAGCTCCGGTTAATGATTGACCTAGACCTACTTCATAATCATCCTTATCACCTAATCCAACTTTATCTGTTGTCTTAATGTCTTTAACTTCTTCTGTTTCTGTTTCTTCTGTATCTATTGTAGATGCTTTGGCATCCCCAATAAAATTAAAATCCTTTGGAATAATTCTAAATCGTTTATCATTTTCCATTGCATCTTTAGCAAGTTGTGCAGCTGTTTCATCATCATGACCTTGATTTAAAAATTCTTCTTCTTTATATCTTAATTGTAAAGCTTCTGGACCTTCACCTTTTAAAATTTGAACGTCTCTTTTACCTAACTCAATACCTTTTACGATTGCATCTCGTGTTTCTTTGGAAGGGATAAGAAAATCATACCAGCTTGATTCAGCCATGGTTTAATCCTCCTTTATATCTAGGTCTACTTTAAGTACTTTTTTACCTTGTCTATAGATAAAATTACCTGTTGTAATATCATAAACATATGTGTTCTCTGGAAGAGAACCTAAGATAGAATTATCTTTAAGAGTTGCTCCAGCTTCAGAATTAATATTACCCTCATATTCATCATTTTTGTATACGTATTTATCTTTTGATGAAGTTCTTAAGAATGTATTATAAGCCTCTGGATTTGCTTTAGATAATCTTAATTCGTCATTGTAAATAAGATTAGCTTGATCGGTTGTTAAAGTAGGCCCTGTTCTACTTGATGTTACATCTATGATATCCTGTATTTTTAGTGATTGTTGATCTCTTTCTATATCAACTGGACTTTTAGATTTTCTAAACTCAGGTAAAACCATGTTAAATGCTTTTTCTTTACTAAATCCACCACCCTCTTCTGACATTAGATATTCTATCTTTTCTTGCAAAGCTATTTTATCTGAGTCTGATAAATCTTTAATAAACTCTAAACCAATTGCTTGTCTTGTTTTTCTTTTAGCTCTTTGAGCTGATATTAAATCGGCTATAGGTTTTTTTGAACCCTCTAATATATTAGGTATAAGTCCGCCACCACCTGTTTGAGTTGCAATGTTTGGTCCAACCTGTAATAAGAATTGTGTTAATGGATCTCCAAGACCTTTGTCAGATCCTCCAAGACTTTCTACTAAATTTATTTTATCACTAATTGATAAACCTTTAATATCTTTAGCATTACTCTCAGCGTATTGTCCTCTTTCAACAACGTTATCCATGATACCACCACCGGTAGTGCCACCTTTTCTAAACATTGGTCTTTTTAAAGTTCTCATATTAACTAAATGCCCTGTATACTCCCGCTAGTGTAGCTCCAGCTCCTAGGGCTGTTTGTAATGGTGAAGGTGTAGGTGTGACTTGAGTTTGGAACTGTGCTGGGTATCCAGCTATTAAACTCGTAACACCTTGACCTAATTGTTGAGCTAAGTTTAGTGGTTGTTGTTGCTGTGCAAAAGCTAACTGTTGATCAGCAGATAGTCCAGCTTGAGTTTGTGCTTGTTGTTGTGTGCCCAATGCACCTAACGCAGATATTTGTTGACCAAATAATTGTGGTGCTTGACTAGCTAATGCTTGTTGTTGTTGAGCTAATGCTTGTTGTTGACCAAACGCTTGAGCAGCAGCGCTTTGAGCTTGACCAAAACCTTGTTGTAATAATTGTGCTTGTAATGCTGCACGGTTCCTGTCGCTTGTTGCCTGATACTCTGCTCTTTGAACTCCTTCTCTACCACCACCAAATGCACCAGCACCAATAGCTTGTGCTGCTAATGCAGGTAAACCTTTTTGTGCTTGAACATCAAATTCTCTTAACGTTTCTTTAATAACATCTTGTTGAAACGGAGACATAAATTGTTGATAAGCTTGTGGTCCCATGAATTGACCCGCTTGTCCAGCTTGTGTTGCAGCTGTTTGTAAGAATGGTGCAAACGTACCTAGACCACCTCTTAGCGCTTGAGCTTCTTGTGTGATAGCAGATGTAGGGGCAACAAACTGTCTACCCATAGTTTTAGTTAAGTCTGCTCCTTTTAAACCACCAATAGCCGATTGTAGGTCTGCTAAAAATGTTTTACCTGCAGCTTCTATAAATGGTGCTGGTAAATTCTGTACTGTTGAAACTTCTGCCATTATCCTACCTTACTCTCTAAATTTTTCATGAGGTCATACATTCTTTGAGCCCCTTTATTAACACTGCCGCCTCCAGCAGCTCTAACTGCATCTGCAGTAAATACGAATTCGTTGTTTGATAACATCGCTGGAATATCGTCAGCCTTTTCTTTTATACCAACTGGCGGTATAAATCCACCTGTTTCTCTTAAATCTACTTCTTTGACTCCTTTAGAATTAATATTAATAGGTAAGCCTTCAATCTCTGATGCCATTTCTACTTTTTCATCTGAACCCATAGCTCTACTAACTCTACCACCGTCAGCCATTTCTCCTACAGGTATTGTAGAATCATCAGCTGCTTCGACCATGGCACTTATTCTTATATTATAATCGTCATCAGACTCATTACCTTCTTGTGGGTATAATCTTTTAAATTGCACGTTAAGTTGCTCTTTTACTTGTGCTGCCCTGTTAGCAAATTGCTCTGGTGTTTCACCTTCTTTTTGTTCCATATCAGCTAATAGACCAGTAATAACAGAACCTGCTGCACCTACTTTAAGAGCATTCATTGCTTTAGCACCTTCACTTAAACCTAAAATTTTAGAAAAACTAGGTAGTGTAAATTTACTTCCTGATAAACTACCTAGACCAATAAAAGGTTTACCACCAGGTAATAACATAGGTGCAAAGTTTAAAGCAGCTGCGGCTAGTAAAGGATTATCTTTAACACCTCTAACTACGCCACTGACAGCCTTCTTAACTGACTTAACAAGACTACCTAAACCGTATTGTGCTCTACCGCCATAGGCCATATCTTGTTTAGGTCTATAATCACCTTTTAATATAATAGGTGATGCCCCTGCTACGAATTTTTTTGATTTTGGTGTGTTAGTTATTGCCATAATTATGTCTAAATTTAGTTAAGAGGCAGGCGTACTATTCCTGAAATATAACACTTTATTTGATTTTTTTACTATCGTCAACCAGTTTTAAGTTGTCAAAAAACCTTCCACAGAACTGATGTTCACCGACATGAGTTATATAATCCATGATATATAGATATACTTTACCGCCCATATCTGTCCATCTTTGACAAAAACCAAAGTCTTCACCGAAATAACGTTTAGTTTCTGTATCATGAATGGTGTCAAAAAAGTTATAAAAATTTGGTTTTTTAACTTCTTTGCCATTAATATTAGTAGGTTGAAATATCTCTAACTCAGGGTGATGTTTTATCATTTTTTCTAATACTGTTCTTTTAATAAGCATACAGCCAGTAGGAGCATGTGTTGCTTCTACAATACCACCATCAGATTGTATAAAGTTTTGATCCTCTAGTTTAATAGGAAAGGTATATCCAGGTCTTCTTAAATGATCAGGATCTTTAGCCTTATCTTTTTCTTGAAATATTTTATCCCAGTCTAATGACTTCATTGGATAAGGGCAAGCAATAACATCTTTATCTGCTTTTAACATTGTCTCAATAGTTGCAAAATCAAAGTCAATATCTGAGTCTATGAATAACAAATGTGTATAACCATCTTCATGATTTAACATTTCAGCTACACATAAGTTTCTACCTTGTGTAACTAAAGACGATTTCATTAAAGTAAAACTAACTAATATTTTTCTGAGTATACAATCTTGTTGAAATTTTAATACTGCTTGAGTGTAATGCATTGAAGTATCACTATGACAAGGTGTGCAAACCATTATCTTCCAGGGTGATTTAGACTCTGGTTTAGGATCTGATAAATCTATTGTTTCCACAGTGCTTTCTTGACCAAACCATATTGGCTTATTTGGATTTTGCATCAATTACTCCTTTCAAAAAAGTAGTCCACTGAATACCTATCTTATTCCAATTATAATAAATATGTGCATATCTAGATTGTGAATCTAAATGATCATGTATTTGTTTTTGATCTAGTGTATGTGATGCTTGCTCAATACCAAAACCAAATTTTTGAGCAAGAGCTCTATGGTTTTTATCGTATGGAACATACATAGGAAACTCTGCACCTGTTTCATATAAAGCACCAAAGTCATCTACGATGCAGTATAAACCTGCAGCCATGGCTTCTAATAAAGATATACAAAAAGTTTCTTCAAAGATACTAGGGTAAGCATACATGTGATAATTTTTTAAATTATCTTTTATGTATTGGTTTGGTTTATAGCCAATATAATTTACATTAGGTAATTTTTTAGCTTGCTCGTAAAGCTCTTTGTACTCATGATCATTTTTGTCATAAAAATCTTGACCATAAACTTCTGTAGATGAGTACACATCTAAAGTAACTAAAGGATTTTTTACTAATTGCATTGCACCTAACAATACAGATAAACCACGCCAAGGTGTGTTTTGATGTATTATTTTTATAGGTTCACCTTTTACATAAGGCTTAGCTTTTTCTATTTTATCAATACCATTCTTAATAACCACAGACCTGTTTGTAGGTATATCAAAATGAAATCTATATTTTTCATATGTCCAATGTGAATTAAAAACATACCAGTCGTATTTACTATGATTAGAAGGATCACTAAACCATGGAGCTAGATTAGGTTGATCATAAGAATTTTTTTGCCAAAGTATATTTGGTTTAGTTGGATGTAGAGATATTTTCTCTGGGACCGAAGTGCATATATGCACCTGATCTAATAAATTTTTATCTACGTATTTTTCTAAATACTCAAATTGTAACTCGGTTCCACCTTTAGGGTGTTGGTTTTTTAGTGTCATTCATTACTTTCTGAAATACTTCTAAACCTTTATTGGTAACCTGTACAGTAACGTCCTCTACAATATCAGGTCCTTCTTTCTTTTCTTTATATATCTCTCCGGTCTTTGTATTTCTGTATGTTGTTATAGTTGTACAATTTATTTTTGGTAAATTATCCATTTTCATTCTCTCTAGTTATTAAAGCATAACTAACAACAACTGTTACTTTACTTGCTGTAGCTGCTTGCGCTTTTATAGCATCTCCTTCTTCTAAATTCAACCCTTGAGGTGAAGCATTTTCTTGTGACGAAGCACCCATGCTTTTTCTAAAAAACTCTACATCAGCAGACGCTGAGCTATCTCTCACAGAAGCATTACACAGAATAGTGCCTGTGCTAGAATTAGTAAAGTAAACACTTTTAATAATAGCCACAGCAGTTGTAGATATAGTTAATACTGTATTTAAATTAGTGTCTGCTAAAGATTTAGTTGCATTTTTATATTGTATTGTCATGCCATGAAATAATTAAATGCGTCCTGTTCATTTTTTAAATCTTGTTGAAAAGAAAAATTAAGCTGATTCTGTAATGTAGTTAAAGATTCAAGTATCTGTCTTTGATTTTCTACGTCGTATTCTGATTTAGGTTCAGGTATATAGTTTGTTACTTTAGCCATTACTCTTCTCCATATTCCATGTCACCAGCCATAGCTCCAGGTGATGAACTATAATCTCTGCCCCCACCTTTAGCTGCTTCTGATGCAGCTTCACGGCTACCGTATCCTCCATAACCTGTTTGACTAGATGCTTTTATACTATCAATCATACCTCCTGTGTCCACATCTCCTAAACCAGCTTCAGCCAGACGTTTGTCTAAAAGTTTCTGACTATACGATTTACCTGCAGCTGCTCTTCGTAACATGTTTGATATACTTTGAGTATTTCTTCTATATGCTCTCATAGGTTCTGAATAGTATCCACCTAACGCATTCATTTTATTTAATTCTTCTGGTGTGTATCCATAAACACCCATGGGTGCAGCTTTATAAAGTGGAGAATCACTAAAATCTAAAAGATCACCTAAAATTTTTAGACCTCCTTTGACAGGTGAAAATTGTTGTAAGAATTCAAATAATTTTGCAATACCTGTTTTTTCTTTTTCTTGTGGTAAAAAATCTTGTTCTTCATCTGGTTCATTAGCAACACCAAAAGAAGTATCAATGCCTAAATTTGGTAGTCCATCTAATCTATTTGCTGGTAATGGAGGTTGAAAAAAAGGATTCATACGTTGTTTTGCTATGTAAGTTGGGTTGTCAACATTTAAAGGTGCTGGAAATAAATTTAAACTAGCATTTTCAGCTGCTAGTTCTGCCATAGATTTAAATGGATAACTACTAGTGCTTTTATTCTTAAGATAATTAGGATCACCAAATAGTAATAATTGTTGGTCTGGTGTATAATTTAAAGTGTTAGAAGTGTTAAGTTTTTTATCTGGTTCTGCTGCACTCGCTGAACTAAAAATATTAAAAAAACTTTTTTCAGGTACTTGTTGTTGAGCATCGGCAATAGTTTTAAATTTGTCATAATTAATATCTCCAGTAACAAGTGGTGAGTCTGGATTTTTTTCGTATCTTTCTTTAAATCCACCCATTCCCATTACACCCTCGTATTGCTGTTTTTCTAAGGGACTTAATTGTTCCAATAAATCTTGTGCAGTTATTTCAGCCATTATCTTCTACCGTCTGGTTGTGCGTCTAATCTTAATGTTCCATATCTCCAGGTTTCACCTGTACCGTCGTTTTCTATCTTAACAGACAGTAATCTTCCTCGAGCTCGGGTATCTATCTTATCAGTTGCAGCGGTAACTGTAAAGGGTCCAAGTGGAGAACTTACAGCTACATCATCTGGATAAGAACTTACAAATAAAGTAATCTGCGCATCTCCTGTTTGATATTTAAAATCAGGTATAAATCGTCTAACAGCCATAAAAAATTCTCCATCTCCTCTGTAATCTGCGATTCCTGTTTGTTGACCAAGAGCACTACGTCTAGAAGTAATATCCCAATCCCCTGATCTTATAAACGCAGGGATAGCTGTAGTTGCAACACTATTAACTTGATCTGTGCCTTGCTCATGTTCATAATAAAAGCTAGCTCCATATTTATTAGTAATACCAAGAATACTTGGAAACACAGGTGTTAGGCTACTATCATAATCCGTTGCATAAGGATGATCAAATACACCTTGATCTGCATACGTTGTTCTATCTAACGACGATGTTGTCCAACAGTTTTCAGCATAATTATAAGTTACACATCTATCAATTTGATCAGACCCTGCTTTAGGATAAAACCAATTTACTTCAGTATATAAATTATTAGCACCAGAAAAGATAACATCACTTGCATTAAAGTTTAATCCAAGATTAGTGCCATCTGTGCTAAATACAAAATCTTCTACGAGACAAGGTAATGACTTTACTGTACCATCAAATGCAAAAAATCCACCTTGAGAACCCATCCAAAATACAATACCATTAACATAGGTGGCTGCATGTTGACCAATACATCCACAGTTAGTACCAACCTGTCTAACACTAAATGTAAAAGGTGGACCAACAAATTGAATAACATAGGCTGCATTATCTGTTATGACAAAGACATAATCTTTACCTTGAATTGCAGCTCTTATCTCGTTTCCTGTATCTAATCTAAATGTACCGGCAGTGTTGGTTGCTGTTGGCGTATAAGTATTTAAGTCTTCTTGATTAGAAAATCTTACAAACATTGGATCTTGTGTAGTGATATCACCTATAGTTGTCTCTGTTCCAAAGTGAAATAAGTGTCTGTCTCTATCTGATACTAAGGTAAATCTAGAGGCTGTAGGATTATTGGTAGTTGCAAAATTACTTGTAGATAAAGAGGCTCTAATGGTTCTAGCATTTGTTGCCCCTGCATTCCATGTAAAAGTTTTACCATCAAATATAGTTGCAACTAATACTTGACCAAAATTATCAAGACTCCAGTTTCCTGGATCCAGTACCACAGAACTTGTTGCTCTAGCCGTTCCCCAGGTTGACGTGTTCCATGTAGATGTACCCCAACCAAATCCAGTTGTCTGAGTAGTTGGACCGACTATAACATAAGGATTAACAGTTACTGCACCTACAGCAGTCATACCGGAACCTGATTCAACTGTTGCTGCTTGAACAGTAAATTTATCTATGTCAGGAACAGTTAAAATTTCATATACTTTTTCTAACTCTGAAGCCGTATAACCACTAGCTCCGGTTACAGTCACTGCAGATAAGGTTACATATCTTCCAACAGCTAATCCATGCGATCCTTTATTTATAGTTATAGTGTTAGACCCATTAACAGTTGTTAAAGTTCCGCCTGTGATCGCGGTATCTAAAGGAGTAATGTCATAAAAATCATTACCGTAATATAAAAATAAACCTTGTGATGTTCCAATAGCTGCATATTTTTCACCTGCAAAACTTGAAAATGCAACTTGTGCTCGGGCAGCGCCAGGTAATGTTTTACCGGCAGCTGTTAATTGTAACCAACCACCTATTTTTTCTGGTAATCCATATCTAAATCTAACAAAATCACCATCTGTCCATTGCCCTTCAGCACCAGATTCTGTGTCTTGCTTATTAAAACCGGGCTTGAAATTTAATTTTTGTAGCATATAGTAGCTTATATATTAGTTTTTTAGAGAATGAAAGATAGAAAACAATACACTATGTTAAGCAAAATTAATACAAATATTCCCAAAAATACCAATTTAAATATTATCAATAATCTATGTTCTTCTAAAGGATGGTATTTTGGATTTGATAAAAATAATTACATGAATAAAGATAAGAAAGATGCAGGTCTTATAACAGTTACTTATAAAGATTATGGAGACTATTACGCTAACGATATATTAAATACATATGCTCAAGTTATCTTTGATATAGTAGAAAATAATTCTTTTATGAAATTTAAAAAAATAAATAGAATTTATTGGAATTGGTATCACCCTGGAAGCGTAATGCAGTTTCACATGGATGCTGAAGGCGATAATAAATTTTCTATTATATATAATATGCATAACAGTGATGGTGGCACAGAGTTTAAAATAGACGATCAAATAAGTTTTCATAAATCAATAGAATCAGAAGCAATTTTGTTTCCAAGTAAACTATATCATAGGGGTGTAGCACCTACGGTAAATCATAATAGGTTTTCATTAAACATAATGTTAGAAATATAAAGGAGGAAAAATGTTATTTCAAAATATAGAGTTATATGAAACAGATAAATTTCAATATTTATTAATTCATAAAAATGGATCTACTAGTATTAGAGAATGCATTAAAGATTTAAACCCTGTAGTTACAGATAAAGTTAATTTTCAAAAAGTAAGATGGACTGTAATTAGAGAACCCTATACTAGATTTGTTTCAGGTTTAAAATATGATTTAAAAAGACATAATTTAGACCCTGAAGATATAGATTATGATTCTTTACATACTGGTAAAGTAAATTTATTTTCAAGAGAAAAAGGACATGTCAATCATAGCTCCTCACAAATCCCATATTTAATAAACACTCATGTAAACTGGTATGTTGAATTAAAAGACTTACCGACATTTTTAAAAATGCATTTTGGTAAGAATGAATTTTTAAATACGGGTAACACAGATAAAAATATTAATTTAGATTTAGAGCCAGTTGAAGTTCATAAATATTTAGAGTTAGATTACTACATATATTGGCAGATAATAAATTCACCTAATTTATGGAAATGGCAAAACGGTAAAATATTTTAGTGATATATCAAAAAAATAATTTTAGGGCTGACATAATAGATCCCAATTACGAAAATTTTCAAACAATGATGTCGTGGGAAAAACCTTATATGGAAAAATGTGTAGAAGTTTTAAAACCTCATGGCGATGTGTTAGAAATAGGTTTTGGTATGGGTTACTCAGCAACAGCTATAAACAAATATCCATTGAGATCTTATACTGTTATTGAAAAAGATGAAGGAGTCATTAAAAGATTTCATAAATGGAGAGTTAAACAACGAAATAAAAAAATTAATCTTGTTAAAGGACTGTGGCAATTAAAATTACCTCTTCTAAATAAAAAATTTGATTGTATTTTTTTTGATGACTCCCCTAGTTATGAATTAAGAAATGTACTTACTAACGGGTTTAGAAACATATTTTTTATAAAATTAATACTTATGCATGTTAAATATAACTCTAGAGCTGTTTTTTATGGAACGCTACCAGAACAATATTATGGACATCTTGCAAAACATTTTACATACAGATTTCATAAATATCAAATAAAGATACCTTATTACTGTAAATATGCTAAAGGAAATTACATGTATGTTAACGAGATAGTCTTTAGAAAGAAAGATGAAATTTAATTTATCTGATCAAGAATTTTTTAATTTATATGTTAAAGACAATGATTGGTTTCCCTTACAAAACCATGGATTAATAGATAAAGAAATACAATTAAAAAAAGAAGATTTAGATTTTCCTAATCAAGTAACTACTTATTTAAATTTATTTAAAGACATAAAAATTGATAATCAATTTATATTAGATATAGGTTGTGGCTGGGGACGAGGCACGCATATAATTAAAAAATATTTTGAAAAATGTAACGTCACGGGAATAGACGTAGATCCTTCTTATATTGATTATGCTAAATTACATTTTAAAGAATGTAATTATTTACAAGATAATTTTTTTAATACTAAAATTAAAAAAAATTCTTTTGATTTTATAGTGTCCAATTGTTCAATGCATTTTTTCTATAACTATGACGTGCCTTTTAATAACTTTAAAAATATTTTAAAATCAGAGGGTAAAGTATTAATTACAGATATTTGGACTAATGAAAGTTTGTTCATGTTTTTAACTAAATGTAAACAACATGAAATGAAAGTTTTAAGTATAGAAGATTTAACTAATCAAACAATACAAGCAATGGAAGAGGATATTTCTTTAACTTTTAATAAATTTAAAAAATCAATACCTAAAAAATCAATATCTGCTTTCATAGACGTACAATCTGAGAGGTTGACTTTTTTTAAGCAAAATATAAACAGACAGTATAAGTTTATAATTAAAAAGGAGAAATAATAAATGACAGAAAGAACATTTAATATAACTAATTTTATTGGTGTTTACGATGGTTATATTAGTGAAGAAGAATGTGATAACGCCATTCGATTATTTGAAAACCAAAACAAACAAAATAAAACTCTTACTAGATTAGCAGATAATCAAGCTCCTGTAACACAAAAACAAGATACACAGCTTTTTGCAAGTAGAGAAAATGTAGACATCTGGTGCGACGAACTAAAAACTTTAATAATAAATTTTGATTTATGCTGGAGACATTATGCAACAAATACAGGAGCTGAAGAAGCTTACAAATGTCCTTTTCATTATACTAATTTAAAAATTCAAAAAACATTACCTACTGAAGGATATCATGTTTGGCATGTAGAGTATAATAAAGGTTATCACAATGAAGCAAGAGCTTTTGTTTATAGTATTTATTTAAACGATGTAGAAGAAGGTGGAGAAACAGAATTTTTACACTTTAGTAAAAGAATTAAACCTAAAAAAGGTAGAATAGTTATATGGCCCGCTGCTTTTCCATATTTACATAGAGGCAATCCACCCTTATCAGGTGAAAAATACATTTTAACATCCTGGGTATTACTTAGACCGTGATAAAAATTATTAATGATTTTTTTAATTCTACTGATTTAAAAATGGTTCAAGAGTTTGCTTTAAATAAAGCATTCTATACGCCTAGTTATTTTGATGATGCCCCAGAAAAAACTAAAAAATACTATTATGGAAGTCGATTTCATTTACAGAGAAATAAAGAATTATTAGATCTTTTTATTAAACAAGCTGAATTAAAATTTAAAATAAAGATTAATGAAGTTGATTGGAACTCTGGTATTGATCTAAGAAATTTAGACCATTTTAAACCTCACGTAGATGATCAAGATGCAATAGTAAATATATTAATAATGATTAGTGGTCCAGCTGCAGTTACCAACGGAACTGTATTTTATACAGATGAACAATTAGACATGCATATTGGTTTTAAAGAAAATAGAGCTGTTATGTTTCCTTCTAATTATTATCACTCACAGCATGCAAGTAATGTACCAAATTTAAAAAGATATACTGCTACTTTGTTTGTTAAAGATTATGAAGATGTATAAGAAGTAGGTCTTGCACCTATTCTTGCAATTTTTTCTTCGGCTGTTTCATCAAGCACACCATCATTATCCCAATCATTTTGTAATTGAGTTAAATGAAACGCATCCCATTTACCAGTAAACTGACTTATATCTCCAAGATTAGCATCTGTGTACGTTGTATGAGGGGTTGTGTCCCTGTATTCTACTTCATCTGTAGAGACAGATGTTCCATATTGGATAGCCCAAATATTACTAAACTTACCGTCATTCCAAAAAGCATCATCATCTAAAATTTTATATCCAATACCCTCTGAAGCGCCTTCAGCATAATTTTTTATAATTATTTTATCATCAAATACTACTGTCCATTTTGAATTAGTTGCCATTTTTTCTCCTAAGTTTTAATTATGTATATAAGCGCTATATATGGTTGTAAAGTTGAAGTATTGTGTTGGTGTCCAGTACCTGAACCTGTGTTAGTTGTATTGACGGAGTTTTGATATCTACCATCATTTCCATAGTTTAAATTTAATCTATTAACGTTACTGTGACTTGCTCTTTGATTGAAGCCATGGCTGTGAGAAGCAAGTTGTGCTGTTGATAAAGTTGCGTTAGCAGTGGCTGCAGTTTCTGTTCCACCAGTTGATGCTAAAGCTTTAGTTCCAGATTTTCCAAGTGGTACGTTATCTTGTAAATCAGGTAAAAGAAAAGTTGATGAACCATCTCCAGCTCCATATGTTGTGCCTACGATTGCAAATAATGCAGAGTAAGTTGATCTTGAAACTGCTGCGCCATTACATTCTAAAAAACCTGTTGGCACTGAAGAATCTGACCACGGCACAATAGTTGCTGTAGGAATTCCTTCGATACCAGTAAGATCGGATCCATTAAAATTATATTTTGTTGCTTCGTAATTTGCCATATTCTATTTCTCCTTGTATGTCCAACCTGTTGTAGCATCTCCTGAGAATACTAAACAGAAACCGGCACCTTGAGTGTTTACTACTAAATCTGCTGCCGCGTTAGCTATATTAGAACTGTTTCTACCAACAGTCAATGCGTTACTATCAAAATCGTATCCTTGATCTACAAATGAAACCTCATCGCCTGTTGCAGGTGAGGCTGGAAGCGTAATTGTTACTGCTCCACCATTTGTATTTACTAAAAGTTGAGCACCAGCTTGAACTGTTTCCGCTGCAGATACTGCTCTCCAGTTTCTTTGCTCAGATAATTTTACAACGTTTGTACCATCAGAATATAATACGTAATTATTTCCTTCACATAAAAGGACACCTGTACCAGAAGATGTTTTAAAAGTTAAAGTGTTCCCTGCATGGTCACATCCATTTTGTACGTTATAAACTTTTTCTACTCCATCTGGAATACTAACAGTTCTGTTAGCCGCTAAAGTACCTGTTAATTTAATAACATCATTTTTACCATTTGATACGGCACCATTAGTAAAAGTTAATGATCTATTAGCATTAGTTAAGTTAAAAGTTGTAAAGCCACCGATAGCTTGTTCTAAAATAAGTAAGTTTGTATTTGTGATTTGACCCCAAGTTCCCGAGTTTTCACCGGTTGCTTGTACTGTAAGTTTTAGACTAGCAGATGTAGAATTCGCCATTTTTTAATTC